TATTTTGTTGCCCTATTTTAATCTGCTCATCCAACTGCATCCATTCCTCTTGGTCGGGCAATAGTTCTATCTTTATTCCTATTTGTGCTAATGCTAATTTTTTGCCATATTCTAATGTCTTGGTAGCATACACACCAATAGCATTAATAAATGCTTCATTATCGTATTCTATGCAATCTTGCACCATAAGAGATAATCTCTTGCATAATCTCTCTATCAGTTGCAAGTGTGCTGTATGTATAGGTCGCAAAGCATTGTTTGTTGCTATAATAGCGTTCTTCTGAACACCCACTAATGCTTCTGAATTGGGACTACTTGCATCTACCGCACTATTGTAACTCATCGCCTCGTTTATCAATTCTCGCTGATACCTGTGTATCTGAATTAATGACATAAAAGCATCTGAAACACCCCCTTTCAATTCGGTTACTCCCGTGCTGTTCATCTGTTGCCCCTCAATATCTACCGAAGAAGTAAATATATTACCTCCCTGCTCATACATCTTTATCAATTCTAAAGGGGTATCTTCTTTCCCTAATAACCTAGCCGCTTCGATAAGTCCCGGCACATCAATCTTACTGCCCGGCGGTTTTGCCTTTATCATCATTACCTGCAAGGTTAAGTTTGCAAGGTTTATTTGGTCTTCATGGGTTATTGCTTTCTCAACATCCGATTTATTCTGCATATCGTAAATGTCGGGAGCAATCATTATGATTGGTAATTCTGCTTTCGGAGAATACGAACCATTTATCTTTTCTCTTTCGGTATTGTTTGCCTGTTCGTAACCAAAGATATATTTTGTACTTATTATCCAATGTCCTTGATAAAGGTTTTGCACTTTCTTTGTAATGACTTCAGAAGTTCCATCGGTTTTTATCTCATCGTTTATGTCTTTCTTATTTACATAAAGTTTGTTTCTTACTTTCTTTATTTCACGCCCTTCTTGGTCTATACCTAAAAAGTAAAAGTCTAAAACAGCAATATTGAAATTATAGAAAGGTCTGATACCTCCATAGGTCTGACTTGAATAATATCCCTCATACGAAGTACCCCACAGATAATTGTTCCATGCAGCATTGCCATTACGTCCACTTGCAAGTTTGGCTATTTCGTATATTTCAGCATCTGTAAAGTCGGGATTAGCAACTGCTATGTCGCCAACGGTCATGTTATTTATATGGGCAATGTAAGGGATATTGCTAAAATCATCTTCTTTGGAATAAGGTGTAATAACGTCAATATGATTTATCCATTTAGCACGAATGTTCATATCTTCATCATACCAATATTTCAACGCACCTTTCTTATTTACAATCAAATCCCGCAATAAATGCTCACGCGACTTCTCAAAATCATTACTTGTAAATATGTAGTTTAATGCCTGCTCCATTGCTATCGAGGCATCGTCCTTATAATTCATTTTAAGGTGTAGTTCTGCTTCATCGCTTGACTTTGGCGCATCTTGGCTAACCATTTTTATCCCCGTCCTTTGTTGTATCTCCGCTATTCTAGGGTCATTAGCCATGTGCATCTCCGCATATAACTTGGCTCTGTATTCATCAAATCTTGATTGGCTTTCAGGGTCTATTGCATTACATTGTACCTTGTAAGGGATATTCATTAGTCGCCCTACTTGGTTTTTAACAATACCTGCAATGATATTTACGGGCGAAAAGTCAAGGTTTCCATAAGAGGTATTGTCGTACCCCTTCATCTTCTTATACTTATCTACACTTTGTAATCCTTCCGCATATTGAATATTACGTACATATATTTGCCTTTGAGCATTGAAAGCTGTTACATTTGCTGTGTGAACACCCCATATTGCCTCTGCATATTGTATTCCGTAGTCGTCCGTCCTCTTTTTAGATTTAGGTGCTAAAATATCAGGGAATGGCGAAAGTGTTGTTTCAGTACTCATTATATATACATAATTTTCACAAAATTATATCAAATAGATATAAAGGTCTATTTTCATACAAATTAACGTTTTGGAATTATTCTTTCTGACATATTTCCGCTATTGTTAAATGTTTCCCAAAGTTGTATTGGGGTGTATTCTTTTTTCTTTATTTTACTGAAAGCGTTTGCGCCAACAACAGCTAGCATGGACGAAACCGTCAAATCATAAGGCGTCCATTTGGAAACATCAAATTTCAGCCAATCTTTTAGGGTGTTATCAAAAGGCATATATCCTATCTCTCCCGTCTTGTTATTGTATCCGATATGATTTGAAATATAACTTGCAAGATACTCCACTAATTGCTGTTGTGATTTTCCTGCGGTATTAGCATATCCATCATCTTCTTTTTTACCTATCTTATCCTTATATTCAAATTCTGTCATAGCAGGTGGTTTAAGTAAGTACCCATCCATATCCCTATTCCTAAAATAGTCATTACAAGTCTTTATGTTTCTCTCTCCAAGCAAAGGAAAACCCCAAAAAACACATTGCATAATCATATCTTCGTAAACCAATAAAGGGTCGCTTAATCTATTCCAATACTCTCCAACAAAGCAATAGCTTTTATTTTTTGCTCCCATAAAATTGTGCTTATAAAACAAGTGTGATGCCGCCTTAGAACCTCTTGTATCTATTGTGTTTACAGCCGCATAAGGGTCTAGTGTGCTTAATCCTATGTGTGCATTAGCAGGTTCTTTCTTTCTTGTTCTGCCTATATTATACTTATTCCTTTCCTCTGTGATAGGCAAAAAAGCATATCTAAATTTTGCTAAATGACTATCGTGGGGGGTGTGTACAAACATTACCTTAAACGTTTCTCTATCCCCTTGCTCCCATTGTAAATATCCGCTTATTATTTCATCTTTTACAATGTGTATTTTATTGTAATCTAGTTGTTGCTGTATTTTTTCTACATCAAACACTACCTTTTCGTTGGCAGGATTAATAAACATATCATCCTCCGTTAAAGGAAACTGCCTTTTAAACTCATAATATGCTATGTTATTCCCCTTGTCTTTAAGTGATTGAAGTTCATCCATAATCCATTGTTCAGCCCCTTTTTTTATAAGTTTGCCATCAATGCCTTTTACGGGTGTTTCGGGTGTTTTTATTACACTCATTCCATACTCGTCTATAAACCCCTCCATTCCATCAGAACTCGGCACAAAATACCTCCACAATCCACTTATAGTTCTATTGTTTTCTGTCTTTTCGCTATGTAGTGAATTGCCCCATATACTAAAGAACCCCTCCCCTCCTTTATCTGTTTCATTTACGGTAGAGCCAAATAGCATTTTTCCGATTATTGTTCCTCCCAAGACTAGGCACGTCTTACCAATACTAAACCACTTCTCAATCGAAACATCTTTAGGAAACTTACCACTTTCATCAACAGCTACCAACTTCAATTTCATACCATCATAAGCGTTCTCCTTTGTATTTCGCCAATCTATTGACGTATTTAGCGACAATTCTTTTGCTGTTTTTCTAGTCTTAAATGTAACTCTTTTCTGTGGGGTCTTAAACACAAGTTCTTTTTTCACATCTTCAGCACTTTGTACCTGTGGTTTAAAAAAATCAGGGAGTTCTATAAAACCATGAATCAGCTTATTAAACATCTCCTTTGCATCCTCTCCCGTTTTCGATATGATACCATATTTAGAGTTGAATGTTTTTCTTGCTCGATTAAGTATCAGCGAATCTACCCTATATGAATAACCATCCCTCCTTAACTTTCCGTATGCTTGACCTAGACAATTTTCATCTTTATCGCATAATTCCCAATGGTAAAACCATCTTCTATCTCTATCTCTATAATCAGGATAACCACTATCAATCATAAACCAATTAAGGTAGAAGTAATGGTCGCCCGTAAGGTATGTTTCTACTCCATTAATAAAAACCCATACTCCTTCCGAACATTTCCTATCTTCTTCCTGTGCGAAATCAAGTTGCTGTTCATCCGACAAATCCTCCCAATTATTAGGCAATGGTGTTCTAACCCATTTTTGGTCTTTTTGAGGCTTATCCCAATTAAGTATATTCTTCTTAGAAGGCTTTGATGGGTAGTAATATAATAACCCTTTGTATAAGTCTATACTACTTTCCATTCTTGTTTTTTAGTGCTATTTTTTCAGCAATCCCTAAGTTGTCGTGTTTAATCTTTTCGTTAGCCTCTTTAAGTTGCTCTGGCGACATCTTGTTTCTTAAAAACTCATCGTTTTCAAGATAGGGCTGTATCTCCGTCAAAAACTTATGCCTTACCTCCCAAATTGGTTTGTTTTCTGAATCAGAATAATCGAGGGTGTTATTTTCTATCGTTTGGCAGTTGTCTTCCATAAACTTTCGATTAGCATTAAACGCTGTAAGATATGGACTTTCCTTAAATTTAGCCAACTCTAATTTCAGTTGCTCATTCTCCTTTATAATATCTTTAATATTTTGGCTCATAGGATATTAGGATTAGCAAATTCTCCGTGATGTATTATTGCGGCTTTATTATAAGCAAGTGCAGCCTCTTTCTCGTCCTTAAATCTCCCTAAAATAGTTTGCTTCCCTTTTATTCTTATTAATGCCATCCAATATTCATAAACTTTCACTTCTCCGTTTTTTCTTTTTTGAGGATACTTCACCCTACATACCCCAAGATATTTTGATGAAGACCCTTTTTGACTTCGTTTGTTGCAAACATTCTGTTGTTGTGTGCAAACTCTTAAATTATCCCTTTGATTATTCAACCCATTATGGTCGCGGTGCTCTCCTAATATCTTCGGGTCGGTCAATCCTAGTATCAGTCGGTGCATTTTCATGACACAACTCTTTCCGTCTTTCATGTAACTTCTTTTGGCGTAATAAGTGTGATTCTTCTTTGAAGCGCCCCATTTCCATTGATTCAGATAATCAAACATATCATCATCAACCATTGCAAATTGATTTTGTGTAAGTGGTATTAGTTTCATTTTTAAATTCAAAAGTCCGCCACAAGTGGAGCTTGTTTTGGACTTTTAGGTTTTTTGAACCATGCTTAGAATCGCTCCACAATTCTGTTTTTATCTATTTCTCGTCTTACGACAAAGCGTTTATAGCTGTTACCAATGCCGCTTGTGTGTTATT